AGAAAGACTGATCGAGGCTGCAAAATCTAGTGGTCCTGTTCAAACTATTAAAGTTGAACAAGCACCTCTCAAGATTACTACAGATGACACTTACAAGATGTAATCATGCAAAAATTTATTAACGTCGTAGCACTTCTGTCTGGTCTCACCTCTCTTGGTGTGATCGGCGGGGGTGCTTATTTGTATATTCAAAAAGATGCCCTTATTCAACAGGGTATCGATGCATTATCTGCTGGTGCTATTGAAGCGATCTCTGGTGCCGTACCTGATATTTTAGACTCTGCTATTCCTTCAGCACTTCCTGGTGTTACTGGTGGACCTCAATCCCCATCTGCACCAGTGGTTACAGAAGTAATTCCACCATCTCCCTTCTGATCATGAAACTAAAGTATGTTGGTATTGCTATTGGTGGTCTTTTTGCTTTTGCCCATGTGGGATTACTTGGATATCTGATGCAGGAAAGTAAACCAGATTTTCCTGTCATCCAATTCCCTAGAGGTGACTATTCTTCTTACGAAGTAGAAGCAGATAAGGACGGATATAGAATTAGATATCGAGCAAATGATCCTACAGTAATGCAGTCCGAAAGGACACTGCAACTTGATCAAAACAAGAAAGGACTATTTGGTCCTAAAACTGAGCAGCGTCGTGAGTATCGTCGCGATCAATACACTATGGATGGAGTCCGTAACATCGGAGGTAGTGTCTCAGACACTGAGGGAAAGAACCTTGCAAAAACCGAAGAGTGTATCAGGGCGGACGCTGGCGCACGAAGTCAAGGTGCGATGGCAGGTAGTGCTATTGCCGCTGGTGTAGCAGTCCCAGCACTGTCTGGCATCCCTTACGTTGGATGGTTAGCAGGTGGTTGGGCATTACTGCTAGGTCAGAACATTGGTTCTGATATTGGATCACAAGTAGGTGAAGTATTTAATGATTGCTAATGGAAATTCCTGACATTCGTATTGGTATAGGTGAAATTAAAGTCAGGGATATTCCTTCTTGGTTGCAAGAAGCGCCTCAATCAATCCCTCCTAGTGTGCCTGTCACGCAGGAAATTGGTGTGCCTATCGTAAACATTCCTGGTTGTGTTGAGGCGCATGAAGCAGAGAATAAATCGAACAAGGTTGGTGTAGATGATGAGAATGGTCTCATCACTTATTGTGATGCTGGTGTACCGTCATTTAATCCTATTGATTACAATAAAGATGAACTAAAGTTTGAGTATGAGCAGAAAGTTCCACCAGTTAGACCACCAGCACAACCAGAAATAAAAGCACCTAAGACAGATACAAAAGTGCCTAAAGTAGAGTGTCCTACTGAGGCACAGAAACTTAAAGAACCTATCGGCACGTTAGTAGAAGGTGGAACCAAAAAGATTGTTGAGTATAGACTGGTCGGAAAGGAATGTATACCAGTCAAAGAAGATATCAAGATCCCAGATCAGATTGTTCAGGCAATTCCAACTGCAGGATCTATCACAACCACCGCTAGCATTGCAGTCGTTGCTACAACATCAGCACTATTAGCAAAACCGCTGGCAGACTTAGTGCTCAAGGCAGTCAAACCAACGGTCAAGAAAGTTATTAAAAAGATTGCTGCTATCAGGGGGAAGTCTGTTCCCGTCCAGTCGTTAAGGGACCGCCAAGCTGAGCAGCGTTTGAGGAACCACGCAATTCGGAAGCTGAAGGGGAAGGAATAATACGATGTACATGGTCAGGAATAGCGTTTACATTTACCACTTGCACGTCTGCACAAATAGAAGCATACCTTGTCCCAGGTGCAAAGCGGATTCCTTCCTTTAATAAATTTCCACAATTTTTAAGACGAGCGATCTCAAAATCTAATCTTTTATTGGCAGTTTGTTGTTGCATCAATGCGATGTTAGCAGCAGCTGCCTCTTTACATTGGTCCTGTAGTTTCTTATCTAATGGTCTAGACCATGTAGCAGAGAAACCAATGCCAATACTATAATTATCTTTTTGTCCAGTTCTTGTCGGAACGTGATATAAAATATCGCCAGGATTGTCTAAAGAACCGTCCTCATCTAAGTCACGCATGTCATACACAGGATCCATATAATATGGTTCATATGGTTTCTGTGCAGAAGCAGTTCCTGTTACATACGGTGTAAAGTTGACAGTAGGACCTTGACACTGGATCCCCGCTCCGTAAGTATTAGTGATATAAGGACCCTGTAAAACCTGGATAGCTTGGTTAGTCACTGAGCCTGAGCTATTCGCGATTGGACTTGCCGTTGCAGATACCCCACCAACTGTCTCGGCATTTACGGGTGCTGCTAAGAATAGTGCTGCTACTGCGTAAAGATACTTGTAGTGTCTGTTACGCTTGTAACCTCGGTCGTTCTTTGAATAATTGTTTGTTGACTTAAACCAGGACCTTGATACGTCTCCGTGTACTGGAACGCTGCTCCTGGTGTCGTCTGTGTGAATGTTGGTTTGCTCGTTATACCTGTCCATGATGATGTCACGCCGTCGATTGTTACATTATTTGTTCCTGTGCCAGGTGAAAGATTACCTGAAGGTGTAATACCACTACCAGTTACCGAATATTGATAACCAGTGTTATAATCCATACTATTAATAGTTTCGGTTACTTTAGAAGTTGTTTCTGTATGGCTCGTCATCGAGCCCTGTGTGAAGTTGGGCACGACGGGAACCGCCTGCGCTGCAGGCGATCCTAATAATAGTGTCAAGAGAATTAATCTCTTCATGACAAACCTCAGTCAATAACAGTAATCTCAGAAACGTATTGTCCTGTAGCACTAGTACCAGCGCCACCAGCGGTTACGGTAAGAACACCTGCACTTGTTACAGTACCAGCGAGAGAACCAGCAGTTCCAGCTGTGTAAGATGTCATCGAACCGAAGTTCTGAATATCACCTACAGTAGCTGCACTAGTAGGTAGTGCATCAGCTTGTGTATAAGACTGAGAGAAACTAAATGCTGCTCCAGCAGTATCTTGGGTGGCAGTAATTGTACCTGGATTATATACACCAGAGGTAATAGTACCAGCAGATACAGCACCAGCAGTTGATCCGTCCGTAGTATCAATATTTGAACCTGAGATACTGAACGAAGAACCGATTCTCGTCGCAGTAGAGCGAGCAGCATCAACGTTTAGTTGTACACTTGCTGAATGTTTAGTAACGAGACCACCAGCATTTGCTGCACTCGCCGTCAATAAAAGCATAACGACAGGAATGAATTTTTTCATCTTGCCATAAGTTAGGTCTATACTTATATGTAGGTGTGGAAGACCTTACACTGTAGTTCGGAATGCTACACCCAGATATTACTAGGTATGACTATAAATATTTTCGGTTGCCTTCGGGGACCACACAATAAAACTCGCTTATAAAAGGAGCATACAAATGACAGGACTTAGAAAGTTCGGCACGAAAGATCTTGGTGCCATCGTAGACGCTGCAGAAAGATACAGTGTCGGACTAGACGACGTTTTTTACAGACTGCATTCCTATGGAAAGGGATCTGTTAATGACGCATACCCTCCATACAATCTTGTACAAGAATCAAATGTCAAGTGGAGGATCGAAGTAGCACTTGCTGGTTGGTCTAAGGATGAGTTTGAAGTATCTACAGAATCAAATGTCCTTTTGATTAGATCAGTCACACCAAAAAACAAAGGTGAAGAGGAATACATGCACAGAGGTATTTCCAGTCGCACTTTTGCTAGAGGATTCAATTTATCAGATGATGTCGAAATCGGCACAGTTACTTTCAATAATGGATTACTGGTGGTAGAATTGAGGAGAATTATCCCTGAGCATCAAAAACTTAAGGTTTATGAAATCCAAGATACTCCAAATGCTGAGTCATCCAGTGACACTGTTTAATGGATTACTCGTAGGAAGTTTGATTGTGATCGGTCTCGCACACAACCATGCCCACTTCACCATGGAACAAGACGCTGATTCATATGTGAGAGCATGGTGTAAAAAGAATCCTGATACCTGTCAAAGTTACCTCGATGATTATTGATATATAATACATAATTAAAGAGACCCCAGGGGTCTCTTTTTATTTGAGGTTAGTATGAACATTTATCTAAACCTAAAACCGAATAACTATGATGGAGAATCAGATCTCCTAACATTAGACTTGCCGCAAAACTATCTTGATGATATAATGAGGTATGTTCGTCCCATTGCTGAACAAAAAGAAACTTCAGACATGAAAGTTCTGAAGGAACTATTTAAAGAAGCAGCATTTGAAATTTCAAGGAGATCCAATGAGCGTAAAAATCGTAAGAATAAAAAGCGGTGAAGACATCATCTGCGACTTACATGAAGTTATAACCAAAGATGAGCAACAAAGTGTTGTAGGTTTTCAATTCAGTAAACCATTTTCGGTTTATCTGGACAGTGGAAATCAACGTGATTTTCTGATTGAGGGCGATAGTCCAATTCAAGAGGAATCAGAACCTATTCTGATGATGGAACCCTGGGTTCCTCTTGCAGCAAAGCAGCACGTTATCGTTCGAGCAGACGAGGTTGTTACCGCATATGACCCTCTGCCCGAAGTAATTAACAAGTACAATGAATTAGTGGAGGCATCCGATGGAAGAGTCACAGGTGAAATTGATCCTGTTGAAGACCAGGCATGAGTATCTGATTGGTAAAGTTACTCAATTAGATGAAGAACCGAGTTGTTTGATTGAAAATTGTATGCAAGTGACGGAAGATGGCACCCTAGTGCCCTTCCCTCTCTTTACAGAACAGCGTGACATGTTCTTGACTTCTGACATGATTCTGACTATACTGGATCCGAGTCCCAAAGTCTTGGAAACCTATAAGAACGCATGAGTTCCTTCTATACAAACATTCAACTGGCAGGAGATACTATCCTCTATCGGGGATACGAGAACGGCGAACCAGTTCAGTTTCGCACACAGTTCTCTCCTACTCTGTATGTTTTGTCCAATAAGGAGGAAGAGTTTAGAACACTGGATGGGCGATATGTCTCTCCCATTCAGTTTGGTGTAGCAAGAGAAGCACGGGACTTCATCAAGAAGTATGAGGGTGTAGAAGGATTTGAAGTCCATGGATACGAGCGTTTTGTGTATCAATACATTCGACGTGAGTTTCCTGGTGAAGTCCAATATTCAATCCCTCAGATGAAAATCTATGCACTGGATATTGAGGTCCAGTGTGAGAATGGATTCCCTGATGTAGAAGCGGCGGCAGAAGAAATGCTGTCGATCACTGTTAAAGACATGGTGTCCAAGCAATATTATTGCTGGGCAATGAGAGAGTTTACCCCACCTGAAGGTGTCAAGCATAAAATTTTCTGGACAGAAAATGAAATGCTACAAGACTTCATTACCTGGTGGTCACATAATACACCTGATATCCTTACGGGTTGGAACGTGAATCTGTATGACGTTCCATACATCGCCCGTAGGGTTAATCGTGTACTTGGGGAGAAGTGGATGAAGAGTCTGTCTCCCTGGAACCGTGCAAACGAAAGGGAGGTCTATGTCCAAGGGCGTAAAAATTATGCTTACGATATCTCTGGTGTCAATATTCTTGACTATCTGGATCTATATCGCAAGTTTACATACTCTAGTCAAGAATCTTACCGACTCGATCACATTGCTTTCGTCGAACTCGGTCAAAGAAAAGTTGATCACTCTGAATACGAAAACTTCAAAGACTTCTATACCTCTGATTGGCAGAAGTTTATGGAATACAACATCCAAGACGTTGAACTGATTGACCGATTGGAAGATAAGATGAAGTTGCTTGAACTTGCCATCACTATGAGTTACGATGCCAAGGTCAACTTTGAAGATGTGTATAGTCAGGTCCGCATGTGGGACACTATGATCTATAACTATCTTACAGATAGAAAAGTTGTCGTTCCCCCTCGTAAAGGTGCGAAGAAGGATGAAAAATACGCAGGAGCATACGTCAAGGAACCGATTCCTGGAAAGTATGATTGGGTTGTTAGTTTTGACCTCAACAGTCTGTATCCTCATCTTATTATGCAATACAATATTTCCCCAGAGACACTCATCGACGCGAGACATCCCTCAGCAACGGTTGATCGAATTCTTGAGGAAACGCTAGATATTGATGGTGAATATTGTGTATGTGCGAACGGTGCTCAGTATCGTAAGGACATGCATGGATTTCTACCAAAAATGATGCAGACAATCTATGATGAACGTACCATCTACAAGAAGAGGATGCTTAAGTCTAAGCAAGCTCTTGAACATGCCAAGACATCTACAGAGACCTTGGCACTACAAAAGGATATCTCAAAGTTTAACAACATCCAAATGGCGAGAAAGATCCAACTCAACAGTGCCTATGGTGCCATCGGAAACCAATACTTCCGATACTACAATCTGGCAAATGCTGAGGCGATTACTCTCAGCGGGCAAGTCTCGATTCGTTGGATCGAAGGCAAGGTAAATCAATACCTAAACAAACTACTCAAAACGGAGGACCACGATTATGTTATTGCTTCCGATACTGACAGCATCTATATCTGTCTTGATCTACTCGTTCGCCATGTATTTGATGTACAAAGTGTTTCTGCAGAGAGGGTCGTTGACTTCCTCGACGCTGCTTGTAAGGAACGAATCGAACCATTCATTGACAAGTCCTACAAGGAACTAGCAGACTATGTTGGTGCCTATGAACAGAAGATGTTCATGAAGCGAGAGAACATTGCTAACAAGGGCATCTGGACTGCTAAGAAGCGATACATCCTCAATGTCTGGGACAGCGAGGGTGTCCGCTATGAGAAACCTAAACTGAAGATCATGGGTCTAGAGGCAGTTAAGTCTTCTACTCCTGCTGCTTGTCGCACCGCGATTAGGGATTGCATGAAGGTGATCATGAACAAAGATGAGGAAGCAGCACAGAAGTTCATCGCTGACTTTAAGGATGAGTTTTCATCATTGCCAATCGAAGATATTTCTTTCCCACGCGGTTGCAATGGGATAAATAAATGGTCGCACCCAGCGACAATCTATAGCAAGGGCACACCTATTCACGTTAGAGGCGCATTGCTTTACAACTTCCATAACAAGAAGAACAAACTTACTCATAAGTATCCTCTTATTCAGGACGGTGAGAAGATTAAGTTTGTGTACTTGAAAACACCCAATAAGATTGGGGAGAATGTGATCAGTTATCTGGGCACATTCCCGAAGGAGTTCGGTCTTGACAAACAGGTAGACTATGATCTACAATTCTCAAAGTCGTTTCTAGATCCTATTAAAGTAATCATGGACGTTATGGGGTGGCAACCCGAAAAAGTAGCATCACTGGAGTTTTTATTTGGATGAACAGAACACGATTCATAGTTACATATCAGAACGCTTTTGGATTCTCTGCACGAGAAGAAAAGATGTTCTCTGATTTAAAAGAAGCACAATGGTTTGAACGTGCCATGAAACGTTCTAATTATATTACAACTATTCTGGAGGTTAAAGAGTGAATTTTCTACAGGATGTAGCAAAGGAGATTGGTAATGAGTATGCAGGACTTGTCAGTGATGGTGTCGCAGCAGGAGACACTTCTGATTTCATTGATACTGGTAGTTACATTTTCAATGCTTTGGTTAGCGGTTCAATCTATGGAGGTGTCCCCTCAAATAAGATCACCGCTATCGCTGGTGAGTCTAGTACTGGCAAGACTTTCTTTTGTCTTGGGATTGTCCAGCATTTTCTTGACAGCAATCCCGACGCTGGGGTAATTTATTTTGAATCTGAGTCTGCTATTTCTAAGCAGATGATTGAAGACCGTGGCATTGCATCTGATCGAATGATGATTGTGCCTGTTGCAACCATCGAACAATTCCGAACTCAGTCTTGTCGTATTCTCGACAAATATATGGAACAAGATGTTGCAGATCGTAAACCTCTGATGTTTGTCCTGGATTCTCTGGGTATGCTCTCTACAGAGAAGGAGATCGCTGATGTTGCAGCGGATAAGCAGGTTCGTGACATGACTAAGAGTCAGTTGATCAAGGGTGCTTTCCGTGTGCTAACGCTCAAATTAGGTAAGGCAAATGTCCCAATGCTCGTTACCAATCATACATATGATGTAATCGGAAGTTATATTCCCACAAAAGAAATGGGAGGTGGAAGTGGACTCAAGTACGCTTCATCAACAATTATATATCTATCAAAGAAGAAGGAAAAGGACGGTACGGAGGTTGT